GGTTTACAGGAACTTCCTGATTGAATGTTAGCACATCCCTCTGTTGGTTTTGATTTATATAAATTCAATAACACATTAGAGTATTATTGATTAGTAAATAAAGGGCATTTCACCCTTTATGTTTTTATTGCTCTTCTGCTATTTGATAGACAACATGAATGGGATTGTCTAATTCATAGGCTTTTATAGCCGCTATCATATTGTCAGCTTTTACACTTATAGAACCATGATTAGCTGAATTCATGTATTCCCTCCAAAATATTCTAAATGATTTCATGATTGTTGGGTTTGGGGTTAAGGAGCTTCTTTAAGTTGGCGATAAGCCAGTATGGATACAAATAGTGAAAGTATACCTAATCCGTAGGTAAAAACATCAGTTCCAATATTTGGAGTGAATTCACATGTGTAGTAGAATAGGTAAGTATAGCTACCCATTAAGAGTATTCCAAGAAGTGGGAACACTATTAGGTAAAGGAATCTGATAAGCAATCTCATGGCTGTTGGGTTTAGGATGAGTGTAAATGAAAGAAAGAACTATTGTAGTTCTTTTTTTGTGGATGTTTTTTAACTGACATAACAAGAAGGAAGTTAGCTAATGTGCAATGCACACTAGCTAACTGAACTCAAATCTCTCCTGCAGCCTCGCCTGCGAGGGTAAAGTAGAGACGATTATCCTCATGGAGGATAACCAAAGGTTCACCTTGGTCTATATCCCATTTCTCATTGCAAAAGCCAATGAGGTTACCCTTGGCGAAGATTCGGAGCTGGTCTCCAAATCGTTTAAACTGGAACTTCTTTACGTTGTGTAAAGATTTTGCTTTGGCCAAGGTAATAACCTTGCCTTCTAGCTTGCGAGCATTCTTTCTGCCTATTGCCATCTTTTTTCATGATTTAAGTCGGGCATACTTGCCCTTCCAAATTTTCTAAGGGGCTGTTTTTCAGGGTGGTCCCTGCCTATGAACTTTCAACATGTTAAAAATTTTCAAAAAATTTTCAAATTTTTTTTTAGGTCCACTGTAACCCGATCAATATTTTTCCGTATACTTGCAATGGTGTTGAGCCTGGAATCAGAAACCAGATCACTCAACCGGTCCTTTTGCCTAGGTTTAGTTCAACTTAACGGGTGTCAGGAAGGGCTTAGGAGCAGTGAAGGTATTATAACCTGGAAACTTCTAAGACATCAAAAAGTTCTTTTTATAAGTATCTGGACTCACTTTAATGGCAATGGTAACGCTATATATATGTTAAAGAAGAGTGTGGTAGCCTTGGTTACAAGGAAGCACTGACAGAATATGAAGTAAAAGAATAGATTATAAAAACCTGTCTCGGGGAAAAAAAAACCGGGGACAGGGAAGGGAACCTGTATCTAATTGTTACCTTTATAGTATGAAACTTTACATTACAACAGGGGAAACCAAATTACATAACACATGAAGATATTAATAGATACGACAAATAAAACTGTACTGGTTAGTGACTACAATTCTAAATTAGAAGTTATGCAATTTCTTTATAAGTTATTGCCTAAAAAAGAGTATAGCAACTATAGCATCGAGTTAAAGCCCTTTTCTCCTTTTCAATTTACTGGATGGGATACTACAAAGGTTACTAATTTTTCAAAAATGTTTACTGGCGCTACTTTCAGTTCTCCAATACCTGAGTGGGATCCTACGCTAATTAAATAGAATTCTAACCTTTTAAAAATGAGTCTGCAAATAGAAAAGTTATCTGAAGGGAAATTGTATAAATGTATCTTAACAGATATGAAAGTTCTTGTTTACCTTATAAAACCAAAGTCTCCTGGAATACTTGATAGGTGTTTCGGGAGGTACTTTGATGTAAAAGATCAGATATATAGACAGACTAGTATTAAAGACGGACAACTAGAAGACTTATGATTACTTGTATTAGGATAGAAAAACTAGATGGCGAACAAGTCAAATTCACATACTCAGATGGGACTATTGAGCTTTACCCATTATTTGAAATGCCTACAGATTTCCCAGAAGATGAGGACAATGATGATGAATTTTAACCTGGATGCGATATTTGAAGAGCAAGTGGGGTATCTTAAAATAGAACACTGTTCTAATAATACTACGCTTGTGACTATATCTTCTACATGTTTAGAACATATTGTACACTGGGATGAAATTTTATATTCTCAAGAAGTAGATATATTAAGAAATAACAGCAGGATAGAAAATAAAGAATTTGGGTTTAAAATACTTGACGATGGTAGGTATGAAAGAACTTTAAAAATACTGCATACATGAATTATAAAATACAAGTGCCGCACTCTACAGAAACCTTTGTGGATGCAGTGTCACTACTAGTATCTCCTACATTGACTAAACAAGAAAAAGCACTACTAGCACATTTGTTAACTCTTAATATAGAGTACAAACTATTGCCTATGAGACAAAGAATGGCTTTTATTCTTTCTTCTAGTACTAAAAAGTCAATGAGTGCAGCTTTAAATATTAAGACGACTCAGTTGTCTAATCTTATTAGGGCCCTTCAGAAAAAGCAACTATATGAAGAGCCCATATTAGAAGATGATAAACTTAACCAGCATCTTGATATTCCATCTGTCCCGGAAAATATTATATTTGCATTAATAAAACCTTTATCCCTACAAAGTGAGACAGAGACAAATACCCAACAGAGAGATACTACAAAAGATAGCGGACAAACACGGGTTGACCCTCCTGCAAGTGGAGGAATTATGGAAGCACTTAGGATTGTGGATAAGGAAAAACTTACCGCTGAAGAGCAAGACGCTGCACATAACGAATATGGGAAAGATGATTCCCAACAGAGTGAACAATAAAGAAACAGGAAATGATGGAGAAAAAGAATGAAGTTACAAAAAAAGTACTTGAACTTAGGTTCAAAAGAGGAGATACTGTTCAGCACACACCTTCTGAAGAAAAAGGGATTGTAGTTGGATGTCAGTATCATCCTTATTCAGATAGTACCTATTATGTAGTAGATACTGGAGATGAGAACTTATGGGAAGATGTTACACTTATAGCTGTTAATAACACTGCAAAGCCTAAAGCGGGTTTTGGGAGATAAATTTTATATATGCCGACAGGAATTTACAGAGAAGGATATATAGAAACAGAAGAAAAAGGACTTATCTTTTTTAATTCTAAAACCCGCTGGAAAGTAGAAGGAGACTATATTGACGATGAATGCTATATTTTTACTATTGAAAATTCTAAAGCAAAAATATTATCTAAGTGTCGCAAAAAGAACTAAAAAAAATAAAGAGTGTTATAGAGCATTGGCCACTCGGGGGTTTTGTGTACCTCAAACACGATCCTGAACAATTGAAAAGAATGATTGTAGGGTTTACTGTATTTGAGAAAGATTTACTGTATTCCCTAAAGGTAGGCGAAAATGATTCTGAACATTATGACTATGAACTTGATTTTGAACCTAATGTGATAATATGAAAATAGCTAGAGTAACATTTATAGAAATTAAATTTACATCATGAAAAGATTTGAACAGTTTGATAGTAAAAATGACTTTTGGAAAACCTTTCCAGAACTTTTGACGTACAGTATATTTAAAGAGCTTAAAGACACTGTAAAAACTTCATCAGAAACAATGTGGGCTTTGCATATTTGCGAGCACCCTAAGTCAATGGTTTTTAGCGACCCTAATAAACACAATAAATTTAAGCAGCAACTTGCCTCAATTAAAAACTTTCCAAAATTCGTAGAAGAATATAGGACCCGTGTTCTATCCCCTGCAGAAATGCAATTAATACGTTGGAAAGAAAACTTAGATAAAATCAACGACTATGCGAATACGTGCGATTTAAAAGAAATGAAAACTTCTGAGGTAAAGCACATTACAGATATCATGGAAAAAATACAGAAGCTATTTCAAAATTATGATCTCATTCAACAGTCACTAAGAGACGAAGATAACAAAATCAACGAAAGAGAATCTTTATCAGAAACTGGAGAGATATAAATAATAAGCCAATGTCAGAACTAGAAATGCTTTTTGCAGTGAGAAAAGAGATCCGTGACCTGCAAGAATATACAAGAAAAAGGATCAATATACTTTTAGTTAAATTAATAAAAATAGAAAAAGATGTCAACAAAGAAGACAAACAGAAAACCGGTGAGTAAAAAGCCGGTGAGTAAAAAGCCGGTAGAAAACACTGCAGTTAATCTGCCTAGTAAAAGAGAACTTACAAATGCAATAATGTCTCTGGAGCAAAAAGTTAATATGATGTATAATTCTATGGCTACTGTAAATAGGAACCTAATTTTTGTACTTGATAAACTTACAGAAGAGACGCCTACTGTTTCTGAAACAGATTACTCACAAGAGTACTTAAGTGTACATGTGAATCATATGTTTAATAATACTTATTATGATGATAAGGAAGAAAACTTTGTAAGGCTTACTCCAATTGTAGATGGTTGGACCCATGAAGAAGATAAAGGAACTTACACTTTTGACAAAGAAGGGGAGAAAACTTATATCATAGATGCGAAAGATGAACTTGCTGCCATGAAAGCTTTAAGAGAAAAACTTCGTGCTGCTGTAACCTTTGAACCAACGTTCTCGTTAAAAGTAGTTGAGGGAACTTCAGGAGAACTTTTACCTCTAACAGAAGTAATTGAAATAATGGAAAAATAAGTTTGAATTTTTGGACAGGTATATCTAATAGTTCTTATAAACTTTCTGAGATACCTTCTTTTAACCCAGTTACAGATCGATATGAGTATCTGGATTTTTGGAAGAGTGAGAAAAGAAAATGTATAGAAGGGACCTGGCAATCTGGTAAATGGATGCCAGGCCCTTTATACTTTTATATTAACTACTTCCATATCAAAGCCCAAGATATAAAGTCTGTCGGTGAAAAACTTATCCTTCCTTGGCTAAGAGACATTGACTGGGAGTTGTTTTTGCTTTATGAAGAGTGTAGAGGATTCTCTGGATTTTCTGGGGATAAGGTATATACCTGCAATAGATTCCTAGGCCCAGAAAAAGCTGTGCTTAAAGAGCTGGGAATCTTTGAGTTATATATTGAAAAAGGCTTAATAAGAAAGGAAGACCTTCTCAAAACCTATACCCCAGCTAGAGATTATCTCAGAACAGTGCAGCTAACTGCAATGGGAAAGCCTTTATACGACAACAAGGCAAAGAACTTTATCTCTATGCAGTCCCGAGGTTCGGGAAAAAGTTTCTCCAGCGCTGCTATTATTGCACATAACTTTATTTTCGGAGGTTCGACAGACTATGATTATTATCTCCAAATAAAAGCAGAAGGAGGAGATGCAAAGTCTGACACTATAGTTGGAGCTATCGATACAAAATATTCTAAGCCTTTAATAGACAAAGTTCTTTTAGGTTATAGCAAACTACCTGGGGAAGTCCAATATTTAGATACAACTTTTAGGGCCCCTTTCTATGTTGGCTTTAAAGGTTCTCCCAGAGAAAACAGAGACTTCACAAATAAACATGGTTCTGTAGTTTACCACAGAACTTTCAGAAACAACCCTCTTGCTGGTAATGCTGGTCGACCAAACTTGATGGTCATCGATGAGATTGGTTTCTTTGATATTTTAGCAGAAGCACTTGCGGGTGTGGAAGGTTCTCAAGTATCTCAGATACATAACAGACTTGTTATATGGATGTTAGGTACAGGAGGATATGTAAATGGAGGTTCTATAAACTATGTAGAACATATTTTTAGAGACCCTGAAAAATATAACTGTTTAGCTTTTGATGACGAGTGGGAGAAGCGAGGTAAGATAGGATACTTTGTACCTATTACTAAAGCTAACAATACTTTCAAAAAAGGAGAGAATCTAGTTACAGATTTAGAAACAGCTCTTAAATACGAGAACATCCAAAGACAAAAAAAGAAAGGGGATAGAAAGAAATACTCCGGACATATTATTAACTCTCCCTTAGTTCCTTCTGAAGTTTTCCTATTAACAGAAGGTACAAGATTCCCAACAATACTTCTCAAAGACCACTTGCAAGAACTACTTGGGGGCTCTAGAAAATATTTAGTCGATCATTCTTATAGAGGTTGGATGAAATTTAATGACCAATCTGAGCCCTATCTAGATGTCTCCGAAAATGCTTTTCCAATAAGAAACTACCCAATAGGCAAAACCAACAAAGGTGTAGAAGAAGACCCAACAGGTTGTGTAGAGATTTTCTTAAAACCTGTAAAAGGAGAACATGGAGACGTAGCAAGAAATAGGTATATCGCAGGAGCTGACGTTGTAGACAAAGACAGAGCTACTACTGATTCCCTTCCTTCTATATTTATCTACGACCGTTTAACAAATAAGATTTGTGCTGAGTATACTGGAAGAACAGATGATGCAAAGTTTTTCTATGAACAAGCCAGAATGTTGTGTTTATACTACAAAGCTAGCTTGATGTACGAGCAAAACCTTGTAGGTTTATTTACTTATTTCTCCCAACATAACAGTACTTATCTGTTAGCAGATACTCCTAGACAACTAAGAAACTCAGACACTTACAGAGAAAATACCAATACCGCTAAAGGTATCAACGCTAGTACAAAAGTTAATTCAACAGCAGTTGACTTTATTGCTTCATGGCTTATCAGCCCAGTTGCAAAAGATAAAGAAGTAATGAACCTTACTACTATACAATCTCCAGCTCTTATTCAAGAGCTTATCAAGTGGAATACAAGTAATAACACAGATAGGGTTTCTGCTTTAGGAATGCTATTCTGGCACGAAGAGACTTTAAATAAAGTAGAGAGAGCGAACACAGAAAAAACAATGGCTTTTGTAGAAAGCGAGTTTTTTGCTAAACGAGGATTAATATCACACCATGAGCAAGTATACTGAACAATCCACATCAATAGTAGCCAACTTAGGCTTTCCTCCTCAAAAATTAAACGAGGCCAGTAAAGGAGATGCTTGGCATAAAAAGCATTTAGATTATGCGGAGTCTTTTGTAGTTTATAGTTCTTCAGATGAAGATTATGAAAACATGAATGAGAACTATAATCTTCGTGTTAATGTTATAGATGTAAACAAATATGTTACCCAGTTAGACCCAAATAAAATGGGCATGGATAAGTTCCCGGCTAAGTTTAAGCACGTAGGAATTGGAAATGCAAAGATCAATTTGCTATTAGGTGACTATGCAGGAATGGACAAAGACTTCAGGGCTTATGTGTCTAACAACGATTCTATAGGAATTGATAATAAAACAGATGAGCTTAAGAAAAAACTCCTCATTAAGATAGATTCTTTGGTTACTAATCAAGAGATGCCAGAAGAGCAACTTCAAGAGGAATTAAAGAAATTGCAAGAATGGGCTAAGTACTCTTTTCAATCTATAGGAGAGAAAGTCGCTAATGCTATTCTCAAAAAAGAATTCATGGAGCATAACTATGAATTTGTTTTTTCTACAACTTTTGAAGATTTACTAGTTTCCGGAAGAGCCATAATGCTAGTAGACATAGTAGGTAAAAAACCTATTATGGAAAGGCTTCATCCTATGAATGTAAAGTCTATAGGAACTACAGACAGCATGTATCTCCATGAGAAAGATATTATCCTGATTACAGAATATATGTCTACTGGTAAAATACATGATAGATATTGGGATAAACTTAAAGAAGCCGAAGTTTCCAAATTAGAAAAAACTCCTCACTTAGGCCTTAGCTCAGGGAATCCTCATGATATAAATGGCGGAATGACTCTGCTTACAAATTCTGAAATAGGAAGTTCAGTAGAAGCTAATGTCATTCAAATGCTTAGCAAAGATGAATATCGTAGTGCTAGTCATAATAATTCAGATAGAAATGCTCTAGGAGAATGGAGAGTAATTACAATTTTCTGGAAATCAAAAAGGAAAGTTGGGGAACGTACATCGATAGACCCAGATACGGGCGATGAAAAGATAGACTACGTGAATGAACACTACGTAGCAGATACAGTTAGAGGAGAGACTGTAGATTGGAAATGGATTTCTGAGTGGAGAAAAGCAGAACGTATTGGCAAAGATATTGATCTCTATCATGGTCCAGTAGAGCATTCAAGCAAAAGTTTAACAAACATCTCTTATGGTTTACCGCCTATTATAGGAATTACAGCATCTACTAATTCTTATAAAATACAATCTTTGTCGGATATCATAAAGCCTTTTGATATAGCTTATGATATTGGTTTTTGGAAAAGAGAACTACAAGTAGCTACTTATAAAGGTAAGGCAACTGCAGTAAACCCTTCAATGATACCAGCAGGATGGGACCCTCAGAAATTTTTGCACTTTGCTGAAATTGATAAAGTATTATTCCTCGACCCTACACAAGAAATTCTTAAAGGCCCTAACCAAGGAAAATCTGCGGGAATGTTCAACACGTTCTTTACTCAAGAAGTAAGCCTAGGTTCTGATGCAGAGTCTATTCAAATGCTTTCTAGATATCTTGAATCTATAGAATACACAATGGGAAAAATCTCAGGTATTCATGGAGCTAGGGAAGGAGAAATAGGACAACGTACAGCTGTAAGAAATGCACAATCTGAATTAGAACAATTCTCTAAAATTACAGAAAAATGGTTTGTTATAGATAATCAGTTTAGGAGACTAGTAATTAAAAAGTTCCTAGAGGTCTGTAAGATAGCTTATTATAATACCCCTGAACGAGGGATGTATCTACTAAACGAAATTGGGCAAGAATATATTAAAATCACAAAAGACTTCACTTTTGCAGAATACGATATACATATCCCTTCTTCTAAAATCAGTAAGAAACTATTTGATGAGTTGAAAGAGCTTGGGCATGCTGCAATGCAAAACGGCCAAGCTACTATGGAACACATGGCACAAATGCTTCTTACAGATTCTGCAGCTGAAAGAATACAATTGCTTAAACAAGGAGCTAAGCAAATTCAAGAACAACAAGCTCAACAGCAACAAGCAGCTCTTGCTTCTGCAGAAAAGATAGCGCAGTTAGAATTTGAAAAGTTTACTAAAGAATTAGAAAACAATATAGAAGTAGCTCTTATTAATGCCGAGTCTAGAGATAGAGATTCTATAAGGAAATCTGCTCCCCAAGAAATACAACAACAAGAAAATGATAATGCACCAAATTCTTTAGATGTAAGAAAAGTTGAACAAGCAGATAGACATCATACAAATAAAATAAGTCTAGAAAAAGAAAAACTTGCTGAACAAAAACGTAAAAATTTAGAAGATGAAGCTATAAAACGTAAACAAAAGCAAGCGCCTAAAAAATAAAAATAAAAGAAACAACTATTAGCCACATTAAAAATATGTAGTTTTATGTAACTTTTATGAAAAATAAACAGTTAAAATAAAGAGAAAATGATAAAGCCACTAGGAATAGAAATAATTACTCCTGATTCAGAGAGAGGAAAGGAAATATTTAACAAATCAGAGTCAGAGACTCTAGACGTTATTTTTGATTTTAAAACCTCTGATGAAGAGGAAGAAGATGATAGTGAAAAAGAGGTTGAAGATAACAACCCTTTTGAAAGTATCATAAGTGCAAATAAGCCTTCTGATAAAAATACAGACAACTTAGGCAAGACAAATCCTCTGTACAGATTTGCAAAAACCCTTTATGATGAAGGATTAATTGAACTAGAAGAAGATGAAGATCTTACAAAGTTTGATACAAAACAATTTAAAGACAGAATTTCTGAAGCTATTGACAAAAAAGGCGAAGAAAAGAAAGAAGAGTATGTCAAGAACTTCTCAGGTGCCCGTAAGGTTTTCCTAGGCATAGCAGATTATTTTGATGATGAAACAGAAGCTATTCAGGTCTCAAAAGACCTTGATCTTTTAGAAAGGATTACTGATGAGACTATCGAAGAAGATGAAAAGCTTGCTGAATTTATAGTTGCTAAAACACTTGCTAGTAAAAATTTCTCTAGGAAAGATTCTGAAAAGATGATTGAAGATCTTAAAGATCTAGGGAAATTAACAGAACGTGCAGTAGAATTCCGTCCAGGATTGAAAACTACACTTGATAATTATGTGGCTTCTAAAAAGACACAAAGAGCACAGCTTAAAGCTTTAAAAGAAAAGCAAGATACAGATTACTATAATGATCTCTTTTCTGCTATAGATGAATCAGAAGAAATTCTCCCTGGTCTTAAAATGACAGAAAGAACTAAAAAACTTCTGAAAGAAAAAATGATGAACCCAGTATACACTGACGAAAAAGGTCGTGCATATAACGATTTGGGTTACAAACAAAAACAACATCCTAAAGAATTCAATCTTGCGATTGAAATGCTTAACAGCTTAGGATTATTTGAATTCGATAAAAAAGGTGGCTACAGTCCAGATCTAAGTAAGATCTCAAAACTAGTAGAAACCAAAGTCAAAACTTCCGTAGACAAACTAGTTACTGATGAACAACAAATTTCAAGGTCATCTTCTAGTGCAAGTACAATGTTAGAAGAACTTAAAAGGGCTATGGGAAGTTAAAAATAAAATAAAACAAATAACATATAATGCAGAATCTATTTAAAAACCAAGTATACCAGGCCAAAGATATGAAGGCCTCGTTGCTACACAGCAACCATTTGTTCTCTATGTACCAACAGGAGCCACAGTTGCTATCACGATTTATTCGTCAACTAAGCCAGATGTACTTGAAAAGGTCTGCTGTCAATTTCGTTGAACAATTTGAAGTTATGGAGGTAGAGCAAGAAGAAGGCTTTTACCAATGGCTTGTCAAAGGGCAAGAAAACAAAAATGTCCCTTTGAAAGATGCTGAAACCCTAGATGGTGGAACTGTTTCTGGTAATACTTTCCCAGTAGCATATGGCTCTAACAGAGCACGTATCATCCTTGTATTCAATGAGCCTTTCTTCTCTAACACAGAAATTATTAAAGGTGAAACTGATGATTATCACTTCCTTATTAAGCGTAGCTATGAAGAAGGTGGTCAGTACAAATACGAGACAGAACTTGTAAACGATGACCTAGAAATTGCAGTTCCTCTTGAGGACCTTGCAATTGGAAAGCGTTTTGCAAAACTGTATGGTGCTGTACCAGGAACACTTTCTTATGAAGGTGCTCAGACTTGGTTCACTTCTCCTTTTAAAATGCAAAATAGACCAACAATGGTACGTGGAGAATTCCAAGTAGCAGGTTCCATGATTGAAAAAGGAATCAATGAGCCATTGTTGTTCCCGTTTTCTTTGAATGGTAAGACATATGAAGTATGGGTCAACTATATCGAAATGTTGGTGAAAGCTCAGGTTGATGAAATGGAAGCAATGGCTTCTCTATATGGTAAAAAGAACTGGAGTAATACCGGTCAAATATTGAACCTTGACGATAAGACCAAGTTTGAAATTACTACTGGAGCTGGATTCTTCGATCAAATTGCCCCAGGTAATCAACATAAGTATAACACTTTTGATATTACTCACCTTTGTGAAATGGCCCTTGATATGTCTATCGGACGTATCCCAAGAGATGGAAAAGGCCGTCATCTTCACATCCTAACAGGAGAAAGAGGAGCAATGGAGATAGCTAAGTCTATCGATCAAAAGCAGTCTACTTCTAAGTTCTACGTTACTAACCAGTCAGCTGCTAATGAAGCAGGAATGTCTGTTGGTAAAGGTGCACCTGGAAATATTGGACATGCAAATTCTCTGAAGTATGGTAGCCAGTTCACTGAATATCACTACTACAACGGAGTAAGGCTTACAGTTGAAATCCTTGATTTCTTGGATGATGATGTAACTTTCCCATCTAAGCATCCACTTGGAATGGGTAATGCAGAATCTCACCGTATGATCGTTATGGGTCTAGGGGAAGATTCTGGTATCAAAAGGATCAAAGTTAAAGGTCGTAATGATATCGTCCGAGTAATCCCTGGACTACGTGATCCTTATACTCCTGGAGGAAAAGGATCAACTTCTCCAACACATGCATCTTCTAAACTTGATGGTTATGAAGTAGTTTGTGCTAAGTGGGGCGGTCTAAACATTGAGGATCCAACCAAGGTTCTTGATTGGCAGTTGAACATTGCCTAATTAATTTACAAGCAAAAAGGGGAAGTATAACTGCTTCCCCTTAATGCTTGTTTTACAACAATAAATTTTAAATGGAGGGTAAATCAGCATTACAAGAAGCGTTAGAAAAACGTGACAAAGAAAGACAAGAAAAAATAGATGCAGGAGAACTTGAGGTCTGTAATATAGAAAACCCAGATGATTGTGACAGCTGCGGAGCTTAATTAAAAAACAAAGAAAAACAAATTAAAATGAGTGAAAACGTAAACAATCCATATCTTGAAAATAGAGTGGTAGAAGTAAAACCAGTACAAGCTGGTAAAAAATGGAACAAACTTTTGGTGAATGCTGCTGAAAAAGCAAAAGATCCACATTTGTTTAAAGGCACTGCAAAAGTGTATTCTGTTCCAAGACGTTCTTTTGAACAAGGTGGGTCACTAGTAGAAGTACTAGACTCTACTGAAAGAAAAATGGTTCCTGAGTATAATAAAGAAATGACTGAAAGAGAGTATTTTGAAGCTGTACTAAATGCAGATTTGAATATTCATTCTAGCGCTAGTTTCTTTTGGCAAGAAGATAAAAGAGGGAAGATCAGTATTGATGAAGAAGGTAGAACCCTTAACCTCAGAGACCCTTTGCATATGTTAAACTACAAAGTAGCTTTAGCTAATAAAAAATATATTGCGTCTTCCCCAGAAGAGTACCACGCTTTTAAAAGGCCTACACAAGAATTTGTAATCACAGATATCTCTAGAGAAAGAGATAGGCTTGTAGAGAAAAATCTTGAAAGAGGTAAGCAATACGCAGAGTTTATTAAGAAGTTTGAAAGCAAACAAAAAATGCTTGACTTCCTTCTTGTAGCAGGAATCAGAGTAGCTAAGAATCAAGACATGAAACAGATTCAGGCTTCTTACACAGAGCTTTTTGATAAGAGTCCTAAGCTATTTATAGAAATGACTAAGGACCCATACTATGAAGAAAAGCTTATGATTTCTAAAGCTGTACACTTAAGTCTTTTTATAAAGAGACATGATGTATACACTACAGATTCTGGCCAAGAAATTGGTAAAATTTCTGATGTTGTTACTTGGATTAATAACCCAGAGAACCAAGCTTCAGTAATCAGAATAAAGTCTCAAATAGAAAACCAGTTTGAACAAGAGATATGACCTCTATAGAACAGGCAGATAATTTACTGTTTTTATTGAACAGAGCTAATGCAGGAGCTAGTTTTTCGTATAGCGATAAAAAACTATCCCAGGTTTTGACTATGGCGCAATGGCACTATATCTACAGCTTTGTAAATAAAAAATCTAATGCAGGAATGTCTGGTCTAGAGGAAACAGAAATAAGGGGTCAGGGCCTTTCCAATTTAATGCGACAGGCCCTAGACTTACCTTCTTATACTCCACAAAGTATGTATGAAAACAGCAGAGTTTTCGACTTGCCTGAAGACTTTATGTGGGCTATAGATGAAACGGTTCTTCTTTCTAACAAAGATTGCGAAGATGTTAGGGCTCTTGTTATTCCTGTCAGACATGATGAGGTAGCAAGAAACATACGTAACATTTATAAAAAGCCTGTAATAAATGCTGTTGATGCCAGAGTTTGGAGAATCTACCATAACTATAAAGAATATATCCCAGTAATATATCATCCTTTAGATGATGTAGAAAAGACTTCAAAGACTACAAAAATTAATCGTCACGAACTGATACTGCCTGTTGAAACAACAAATACAAAATATTCTTTAAGATATTTGAAACTTCCTGAGAGTATTATCGTAGACAAAAATGTGGGGAGCAATAATGTAGATTGTGAACTAGACCCCCAGGTTCATCAAACAATCGTAGAAATAGCTAGAGATATAATGTTAGATACTGTGAAAGAACAAAAATCGCAGTCTACTGTAGATCTGGAAAATTTAGAATAATTAACAATACATTTTTTAACTCATAATTTATAATTTATCATGCTTAGATTAGCAAATAATAAACATCAGGCTTTCATCGGAAAGACTGGTATAGTATACGGTGGAAGTACTGCAAATCCAGCAACTGCTCTTACTGCTGGAACAGTCGTAACAAAAGACAACCTTGCAGATGGTGCAATCGCTGTCGTAACTCTTGGTAACAAGTTTCTCGAAAACAATGCGGCTCTTATTGCAGTAGATCGTTACAAAATAGTACAAGGACGAGGTGCAAGCAATCCTCTTTCTGTAACTGCCATTGTAAATAGAGCAAATACTGTCGCTAGTGCTAAAAGAAATGCTCCGGCAGTTCAGCAAGTGACAACTATTAGCTCTTTTACAGATGCTCTTACAGAAGATAGCTCTTCTTATTTTATCATCATTGAAAAACAAGACAATGATGCTTCTCACAGACAAGGTTATTGGCCTTCTATTACTGGGCAGTTCAAAACAGATGCTAGTGCAACTGGTGCAGAACTTTCTCAAGGACTTGGAAGCGCTCTTTTTCAAAACACTTTGTTTGAAGCAGGAGATACTAAATATGTACGTGTTACTGTAACTTCCAACGGAACAGCAGGAGCTGATGTTGCAGATACAGTTGTTGCTACAAGAAACAGCAAAAGTGTTGAAACAGCTGCTACTGCAGCTGAACTAACAACTGCTGAAATTGTTGCAGGAGCTGCTATTGAAATAGTAGGTGTTGGAGGTTTTTCAGATACTTATATCGTAGCTTCTACAGTAGATGGTGTAATTACTTTGACAACTGCTTACAGAGGAGACTCTGGTGCAGTGACTACTGTTAAAGTTGTAGATACTCCTACTAGTTGGAGCATTGTTGTTCGAGGTGTACAACCTTCTTTCGATGTACTAAGGAATAGGGATTATGCTGTAAATCGTTTCAAAGTCAAAATTATGACTGGAGATGAAATGGCTCCTATGCCAGTAGTTAACACTACTAATGCTTATGAAGGCATCGGAACTTGGGAACAAGTTGCAATGGACGAGTTTCTACATTGGGGATTCATTGGACAAGGGAGAGCTATCCTAGATACTCCTCCAGGTTCACGCCCTGCAGAAGTTGTGCAAGGTGCAGGTTATGATACAATTTGCTTAGTAGAGACAAATACTATCCCAGGTATGACGTCTTCTTTTACAGCAGGTATTACCAACCTAATTTATGTGGACACTGCAGCTGACCAACCTGGTTCAGCTATCGCTACACTATTTGGAGCAAGTTTCTCTTAAGGTTCTTTCTCTGTTTTTCAACTGTCGGCAGGCTGGGTTTATCTCAGCCTGTTTGATAGTTTTAATAAATTAATCGTAATAGCATGAATACAAACCTGGTTAGAGTAGAAAATTTTTCGGATTTAAACAGTAAGATGGATTTATATTTATATAAAACCAACAATACTAATCCTCAAATATATAAAATATCAATTCTTGATATCTTTTTCCCAGTAAGCCAAACTGAGATTGATTTTGGTTCTTTGCCAGTTGCTGAAATGGAGTTCACTATTTTGGATGCAAATGTAACAGCTACATCAAAGATAATAGCTTCGGTTGCTTACGATGCTCCGACAAATAAAGACCTTGATGAATTAGAAATGGATGATTTGCAAATAAAATGCGGGCAAGCAGCAGCAGGTTTATTCAAAATGTTTGTAAGGACAGCAGATGGAACATTGGTTTATCCTTTACCACTAGAAGGCTTTGCTTTCAGTCTTGGAGTAGGTGCGACTATGACTTTGGGAGCGGATAATAATGACGCAACATCAACTGCAACTGCACCAGACTTTTCAGTATCTATAATTTCAACATAAATTATACAGCCCAAAAAACACCAATAGTAAGCTAAACATACTTTAATGATAGGAGTTCTCTCAAATATTCAAAATGCCTCTAATGACTTTGTTTTTAGAATACTTATAGAGCCTACTCCTAGTTCAGAAAGTATTGTTGTTCCTCCTGAGATAACTGACCCTGGGGAAATTGCAACATACATTGCTGAAGAACAAGCAAAGTATCCTTTATTTGTAGTTCCTTTTCAACTTGGTGGGACTTATGATCTTATTATTGATTGGGGAGATACTACAAGTAGCCCCAGTATAACAGCCTTTGATACTCCTGTAGATTCCCATAAGCATAATTATGCTTCCCCAGGAGTTTATACAATTACAATTTCTGGTACAGATCTTAGAAATTTCAGATTTAGTAATAGCGATTCTGCTAAAAAAGTAAGGGAGATTTTAAATTGGGGGTTCCTTGATATAGAAAACAACGGCTTAGGTTTCTTACACGGATGTACTGGAATGACAATACAAGCTCAAGATTTTTTCAATCCTGGGCCTTTGACTTCATGTCAAAACATGTTTCATTCAAATTATGTCAATCCTAGTATTCCTGGGATAGCTACTTGGGATGTTTCCGGAGTAGCAAGTTTCCAATACATGTTTGCTGGCAATTATCTTTTCAACGATAATATCTCTTCTTGGAACATGGCTTCTGCAGTAAACTTAGAAGGTATGCTGAAGAGCTGTTATGTATTTAACCAACCTGTGGGAAATTGGGTTCTTCCAGCTACTTGCACAATCGTAGTAAGGTTATTTGAAGGTTGTTTAGATTTTGACCAACCTTTAAATTCTTGGGGGCCCTATTCTCTTAATTTCATTAACTTAAATTGGCTGTTTTATAATTGCCAAGATTTTAACCAAAGTCTTTCTACTTGGTTAAATGCTCCTAATCCTTGTAATAGTTTACATTATACTTTTAGAGCTTGTCATAGTTTTGACCAAAATATAAATTCATGGAATATTTCAAATGTTACTGACCTAAGTTCCACATTTGAAGAAGCCTTTGTATTTGATAAGCCACTATCTAATTGGGATACTTCTTCTGTACAAAATATGAGTTATACTTTTTCTTATGCAAAAAAGTTTAATCAGCCTTTAAATACTTGGGATACTTCTGCTGTCACTAACATGTTTGGAATGTTCAGGTTTGCACATAAGTTTAATCAAGTGTTAGACGGGGATGCTTTATGGGATACTTCTCTAGTTATTAGCATGGGAGTAATGTTCTATAATGCTCTCGAATTTAACCAAGATGTATCAGATTGGAAGACAAGTTCTGTAACAGATATGAGCGGAATGTTTGCTGCGTCAAGTTTCAATTTTGGACCTTTAGCAACAGTAGGTCCAAAATGGGATGTAAGCTCTGTAACAGATATGAGTAACATGTTTAGACAATGTCCTTTTAATAAAGCGCTAACAGATTGGGTGACAAGTTCTTTAATAAACACAAATTATATGTTTTTAACAAATGCTTCTTTTAACCAAGAAGTATTTCATTTTAATATGTCTTCAGTTACCTCTGTAGCAGGAATGTTTTATGGAGCAACTTCTTTTAATAAGACTGTAAATAGCTGGGACGTTTCTTTAGTTCAAGTCTTTGATGATCTTTTTAGAGGAGCAATAAACTTTAATAGAGAAGTAACAGATTGGGCAACTGGTAGTGCTACTTCGATGGCACGTATGTTCTTCGGAGCTACACAGTTTAACAACGAAGGAGATATTCCATTGGTAAAAGATAGTGCTAAATGGGATGTTAGTCTTGTAGAAAATATGAGCGGAATGTTTTATAACACTAAGATTAAACTGGGGTTATATAATTGGAATACTTCTTCTTGTACTAACATGAGTTCTATGTTGTATAACTGCACTCTTTTCAATGAAGATATCTCAGGCTGGGATGTAAGTTTTGTAACAGATTTTAATTACATGTTCCAAGGAGCTTCCATTTTTAATCAAGCTATAGGTTCTCCAGGAACTTGGGACACTTCGGCAGCTTTGAGTATGGAAGGTATGTTCTTATACGCTTATGGGTTTGACCAGACACTAGAAAACTTCGATGTCTCTTTAGTAGGTTCCGGTATATCAGGACAAGGTTTTACTAATTTTCTTAATAGTGTGACACTTTCTACTGCTAACTATGATGCGACTTTAAACTCTTTTGCTGGGCAAACTCTAATTTCAAATCAAAATTTTCATGGGGGATTGTCTAAGTATACTGCTGCAGGACAAGCTTCAAGGGATACTTTAACAAATCCAGGAGGATTAAACTGGACCATAATAGACCAAGGATTATTCCCATAACCTATTTGAATAAACTCCCGTATAATAGTATAGAATATAAAAACAGAAAATGAAAAACATAACTTACACTTTTATTGCATTGCTGTTATTTATTTCTTGTAGCAAAGAAATAGATACTCCTATATTAGAAAAAACTCTTGTTGAACTTGCAGCTGAGCATAAACCTTCTGATTTAGGAGATTATGAAATAGATCAAACTAGGATTCTTCTACTCGATACTAACATAGCGAGCTATTATACAGGGTATGGAGAATATTTCCCGTATGTAGAATACTCTGCTCCTCAAGACCCGATTAATATCTCTAATTTAATTCATGGGGGAAATCCTTACGGAGACTTACGTGGTGCTATGGATACTGTCACAGGTGTAAAGTACAGAGCTTATTGGTTTGATGCTTTTTATAACGGTCTTTTCAGGAATTTTATTATCTACACAAAAGCTAATGATGAAAATCAAAATTGGGTATATACTATAGACCAAGAGACTAATACTGCTGTTCTTATAGCAGGTGAAACTTTTGTGCAAACTCCTACAGGAAACAATCCTTTTGGATACGGTACAATGAAAGTTTATAATTCTACAGTAGCCATAACTAATGTGGGGCCCTATGATGTAAATCCTCTTATTGATTCTCAGGGAAAATTATATGTAGATGCATATTGGGACTTAGAAGTTCAACTTATTGACGGTTTAACAGGAGATACTTTAAAAGGAAGGTCCTATTCTTTTATACGTACTGAAAGTATACCTCCTACTACAATAACTGGAGTAGGCAGATTAAAAGCAGCTGATCCCGCTTTAGCCAACGGCTTATTTCCAACATATGATATATCCCCTTATGAGATTTTATACAACGGTAATCTTGTAACTGTTTTTATTTACCCGGGTGCTTTGCACAGCTTTGCTTTAGGCGCAGGTAATACTTCCAATTCTACAATTATAGTCCAAGGATTTTTCAATGGGGATTTAATTAATATCCCAATGTCGAGGTTTTCTAAGATAATTTACAAGAGTAACAGAGGTCAAGGTGCAAGCTACCCACAATACTAATACTAAACGGTTGCAGGAGACCCAGCGCAAGGCGAATTTTTAAACTATTGAATACTTTTATGAACCAGGAAATACAAACCTTCGTAGATAGCATCTCTACCGTATCAGATACAGTATCGAGGAACACAGGCGCAGTTATAGGCCTTGGAACGGGATACGCTGAAGTGGCCAATGGATACGACCTTATGCCCACCTATATATACCCCGACTGGCTCGTGTTCACTATGGATTTAGGGATTGTATTCCTGTATGGTGCTGTGGGCGCTCTGGGCGCTGCGCTTATCAATTGGATGTTGAAGAGATTCTTCGCTAGCAAAAACAAAATATGAGAACAGCATCAAAACCCATAATGGCAGTAATAGTAGGGGCCATGATTGCTCTCGGAGTTTCCGTCTATGACTTCAGGGATGGGGAGGACTTCTCTGTTAAGGTTATTCCCGGACAGTCTTATGGAATAGCGGTCCATTTTGCAGAGACGTTTGGCGTAAGCTGTGCCGGATTAAAGAAAATTGGCATTGAAAGAGGCTTTAAGGATGCCTCTTATATCTCAGCATCTACATGGGATGGCTCATTGTGTATGTTCTCAGAGGTGGAAGAATCTACTTATGGAGTGAAGGCACAAAACTCCAAATACATAAGTACCGTCTTTCTGGGCTCAGGAGACAAGAAAGCCGCTACAAGAAAGACAGTTAACACGATGGTGGCGCAACTTATTATCATCGTGAAGGAGGTGGATAATCAAGGAGGTGTTATCAATGGCATCTACGCCCACAGGGACATACAACTACCCGGACACGGAACAGCTTGTCCAGGAGCAGTAGCTTATGCTCAATTGGTGTTGGATGGCTTCTATTCACACATTAAGGTGAATGGAGTAATGGTCCAGAATCCAAACTTCAAGGAGGGTATATTCAAGGATTCTGATTTAATGGATGTATTCCTTAAAAAAGGAGTGATCAAATGATGATAGGAATTTTGAAGATGACGAACCTTGTTAAAAAATATTGGTGGTTAGTAATATTAATTATCTTAATACTGTTTGCACTACTTAGATCCGTGCCAATGACAAAAAGCATGTTTGAAAAATATAAAGAAACAGAAAAAACAAAAAAAGAAATAGTACAACTGAAAAAAAGTTATAATAAAACAGAAGAAGACTTAAAAAATGCACGTAAATACATTGATGAGTCTATTGATATTATTAAACAATACGAGAAAAAGATAAATGAACTTGGTAAAAAAACCCCTACTGCTCCTGTTATTAGGAAGTTTACTGATAAGCAGCGGGATGCTCTTTGGGCAAAATACTACATTGAACTTAATCCCAGAAAGGATTAAGTATGAAGGCGAACCTCGTATTATGTTTACATACCCTCAAGAAGATGTTTTACTAGATATCTTGGGAAGATGTGTAGACATGAAGAGTGAAGTTTTTTGGAGTAAAAGTTTAAAAGATACCCTTTCTGTAAAGCTATATAAAACTAGCTCTGTTCTAAAAGTTGTATCTGATAGTTTGGCTATCCAAAAGAAAATATGCTTTGAATGCCAAGAAGACAAAAAAGATTTGCTTGAAGAAAGCATAAAGAAAAGTAAGTGGGATAAACGAGAAGATGGCTTTTTTTTAAGTCTAATTGCAACTCTTACCGTATTGCTCATTTTAAAATGAAACATTTAGAACTAATTAAACGTAGAATAGAACATGGCTGATTGTGGAAGTAGTATATTAGAATCCATTGTTGTATCAGATATTAATAATAATCTGATTACCCTTACACAGGGAGACAAACTGACTGTAAAAACAAACAATCTTGGTGACGAGATTCTTAAGATTTCTACAGCAGGTGCTAACTTATTGGCAGTAACCTTGATGCCAGGGGCTGGTGTAGCAACTGATGCCAGTACTGCAGACCCTTATGCAATATTGTATGACGGAACTACGTCTACTTGGACTAGGTTAATTTCCGAAGATGCAGGTAATAAACTAGTTGTAGGAACTGACGGAGGATTATTTACATCTTTAGGTGCTGCAGACATAGGCACCATCTTTAAAATCTCTTCCGGAGATGATGGAGTTACTGTAGCAGAAGGGCCTTTTAATGTAGAACTAACAGACAGACTGCATTATTACTCTGATGGGTCTTTAGATTTTATTACAGACTTTTCTGCTGGTGTAGGTAAAATACAAGGTAAAGCGGTACTTTCTAGTACTTCTGGAAACCAACTTACTTTAGATGGCACTGGTCTTTTTGTACCTCAGACTAGCAACGTCATAACAACTCTTGCTTACACTAACGGAATTGTTACTTATACTAACGAAGCAGCTACAGTATTTAACTTGAATATTAATGCTTCTAATTTAAGAATAGCAGATACACATGATATCTTATTAAGTGGTATTGGAGCTATTACAAATATTCAAGCACTGTTTGATCAACTAGTGACACTTTCTGGTTCTGAAACTCTCACAACTCTTGGCTATAACTCTACTACTAATAAGCTATCTTATTTAGATGAACTAGGTGCTATTACTTCTATAACACTTAATACTGGGCAAACTTCCATTTTAGGAACTAATACCCCAGTAATGCAAATGGATGTATCGGGTACTGGCAGTGCACTAAACCCTTATATTTTAACACCTATCTTTAAAGGGAGATTCCCAGACTTATTAGATGTAAATATCAGTCAACAGAATATTGGGGATATTGTATATTGGACAGGTAGTAGCTACGACTTAAAAACTCCTTCCACAACAAGCGCTAATACAAATAGCTACATCCGTTCCGTGATACTTGAAGGAGCAGTTCTAAAATTTGAAGAAGGTGGAGATGGAGATGCATGGTCTGGGGATATTAACTTTCAACCTTTAATAAGCAGCATTGGGAATAGCTTTGTTCAAACAGTTGCCTTAGTTGGAACAGACTTAACATTTACTGGAATAGGCTCAGCTTATAACGCTAGTGTACCCCTTGCTTCTTTAATAGGAGGAGGTTATACTTTTAGTACAAAAGATAAACAAGGCACTATAACAGCTATTACTAATGCAGAAGTTTTAGGCATTATACCAAGTATTTCTACTACAGATTTAATAAAAACAACTACAGTTGTAACTGGCTCGGGACATGATATAGAAATTGCTATTATAGGCACAGGTGCTAGTTCAGGTTTTACTACTATGCGCTGGGATATGGCTGCTCAAAAAGCTTATTGGGGAAGTAGTGAAACAGACCCAGTAGTAAAAGAGTCTTTTTCTATCACAGAATTTGCTAGAAATGCAGACTTAGAAGCACTTATAAATGGTAAAATCTTCTTTGTTGTTCCTCAGTATATGGCAGGTAAAGCTATCAAAAGATACAAAGTAACTGTTCCTACAGCTCATACAGGAAGCGCTTTAACAGGAGACCTCAGAGTAGACGGGGTATCTGTAAATAGTTTCTCTATTGCTGATGGAGTTAGTACTAAAAACGTTTCAGGTTTAAATATTATACTAGTAGAAGACCAACTTATAGATGTTGTATTAACAGCAGTAGGAACTACTACTCCAGGAACAGGAATGAATGTAGTTGTAACAATAGAATAATGGCAAAAGTTTGTACAAATATATGTTTAGGTTTATCCTGTGATGGGTTATCAATTACAGACGTCTCTGGATTATACCCTGATAAAGCTATGGGGTGGCAATATAATCCAGGAGATACAGCTGTACCTACTACAGATATAGATTCAATAACTCTAACAGTAACTGACCCAGAAAGTGTAATCACTGTTTATGCTATTCCTTCCGGTAACTATACAGATCCGGCTTTACCTAGCATGTCTATAGCAGACATAGATATGGAACTTCCAGATGGTCTTTATACTTTTGAGTATCAAATAGAATTTTTGACAGAAGAAAATTGTGCTACAGCTTCAGTAACAACGATGTTAATCACAAAAAGTTTGTCTTGCTGTTTAAGGTCATTAGAAGCAAAAGCGCTTTTAGCTACTACCAGTACAGAATATGAAAGCCTTATTAAAGAACATACTAAATTATCAATGGAATTACACGGACTATTAACTTCTGTAAATTCTGAATCAATAACGGACCCACTTTTAGTAAAAGATATAATTGAAGATCTTTCTACTAGATGCAAAGCCATATCTAAAAACTGCGACTGCTAATGTGCACATGTAATTCTTCTTCTTGTAATGGTGCCTGCGGGAGCCTTATTGTAAATAAAGGAACTTCAGGAAATCCTGGAGTTGGGATAAGATCCATTACCTCTTCTGTTGATTCTGTAGGCAATACTATAATTAAAATCACTCTGACTAGTGGAGTTGTAAACAACGTTACTTTGCCAATAGGTTTACAAGGTTTGTCTGTACATCATTCTTCTATTACTACAAGTACTATTTCTAGTCTTACGCCTCCTACAGCGAGTCTACCAGGAGCAGTAGATACATATACACTATGGGCAGATGAAGCAGAAACTATTGCTATAGGGACTTATAAAATATATAATGGAGCAGATGGTTTATCAGATTCTGTATTTTCCAATGTTGGTGGTGAAGCAGAAGTATTCCAAGTTGGTTCTGCGTATAACTTTAGAACTTTTAAGTCAGATAACTTAACTGTTACTCAAACTACGGATCAAATAAAAATAAATGACCCGAGATACCCCGTAGAGGTAGTTCTTACAAGTTCTTCGGGAACGTATGATCTTTTAATGGATAGTTACCAATACTATCAGCCTATTGAAATTACAAACAAAACCCTTTCCCCAGTTACAATTGTAATACCAGCTGGGTACTCTTTTGAGGAATGTCCGTATCTTATATCCCCTCTGCAACTAGTCTTGCTTCCTACAGGGACTTTACGTGTTTGGAAGTCTTTAAAAGAGACTGTTAATAAGGTTAGTATACTCTCTTATAAGTGCAAAGCTTATTCAAGAGAAGTAACAGACTTCCAGAATAACTTTAAGTATGACACAGATAGGATATATGTTAGAGCAACAGAATCTAGACAAATAACTATTGCAGGAAGACTGAGATTTGCAGGATCTAATATAAATGACAATGGAATTGTCTTTAAAATAGAAACTCCTTTTACTCCTCCTAGAGTAGTTTACTTTGAAGGAACTGCATTTATCAATGGAGGAAGCCCTTCTGTATTAACTTCTTTAGGACAACAAACTGCTTTCCCTGTAAGCTTTTCAGTAAGTCCTGCAGGAATAGTTACTCTTATAGGAGCAGCTGCACGTATTGGCTCTGTAGATCCTAGTCCTTTATCTGCTGGTTCTGATGTCAGATTTGTTAAAACTTACATTGACACAATAAGATTCACTGGAATATGGGATGGAGCAAACGCTATAAATACAGTTCCAATAAGCGATTCTTAAAATGACTTTTGAAGAATTTCAAAATAAAGTAAAAGCATTACAATCTGCTTATGGTTCTAAAATAGAAATATTTAGAGTTAAAAGATCTTATGGATTATTCTGCAATGGCTTTTACGAAATATATGCTTATCGAGCCCTAAAATTCTTATCTTGCACTACAGAAGCAGAGTTCTTAGAAACCTGTGCTTGTGTTAGTCAAAAAGATATTCTACAAATTTTGAATAAAGCCAGTGAAAGATTATGCTAAGGCTAGAGCAAATAGTATCTCAATATGAAGAAGCACTGGATATTACAACTAGTGACTCAGATTTCTCTTATGATTATTACGTGGATCTTACCAATCAGCAACGAGCTTTGCATATACGTAATGAGCAAAATAAGAGATCAAGGACGTTTGATGATACTATTGTTCAGACAATAGGATGTTTTCCTATGAAGCCAGTAAGTTCTCTTATGTGCTGTGGCCAGGAAATTGAAGGATGCACTATACTTAGGTCTGTTGAGAAACTTCCTGACACAATAGAGTTCCATGATAAAGATGGGATAATCTCTGTAGGATCTCCTCAGATGACAAGTAAAAGACTTAATCATGTAGATTATCAAACTATACCTTATAGGGGCAGTAACAAAATCTCCTCTAAAGAAGTGTTCTCGTTTTTAATGGAAGGCTATTTATATCTTTATAGTAAATCTACAGATGTTCTTTCTATAAGATACTTAATGATAAGAGGGATATTTGAAGACCCTACGTCTCTGGCTAAATTCAAATGCGAAGAAAATTCTGAAAAAGCTTGCTTTAATAAGCTTACCTCAGATTACCCAATATCTACTTGGATGTGGGAATCTCTTGTAAAGCCTAATGTATTGCAACAATTAGGAAGAGAAGCTAGTATACCTAAAGATCTTACTAATGATAATAAAGACAGAGAAGATGGCGAATCACAAAATGCACAGGCCAAAGGGGAGACTAGGCAACAATAACTCTGATATTACGACCCAAGATTTTTATAAGTTCTATATGAAGGAGCTTAAAAAAGACCCTACAAGAATTTCTAGGGGTAAAATGCGTAAGGTATTTAATGATTTGACCAAAGCTATGATGGCTGAAGTACAAGATGGGGGTAAAATATATATCCATAGAGTAGGTAGAATTTATGTAAAATTCATCAAGGTTCCTTTGATGGAAGAAGGTGAAATCAATCCTATGCTACCTATAAATTGGAAAGCTACTTTTGAATACTGGGAAAAACTTTACCCTGGTGTAACAAGTTTAGAAAGAAAGAGTATAAAGAATAAGCCTTTATTAAAATTTATAAACGATCATACTAAACAGTATGTCGCTAAACATATGTTTCTAAGAACATTTTTCTTAGAGGACCAAAGTTGGAGATTTGATTTTTGCACAAAAAACAAAAGGGCTCTAGGGAAAATAATAAAAGAGGGCTCTAATAAAAGAGCTTTTATTGCATAACTATGGAAATTTATAATTACATATCTTATAAAGCTGTCCTCGAACAAGCCAAAGATGACTTTAAATTCATTGTAGGCAATATTTCAGACTTAGAAGCTAAGCAATGGCTATCGAGATTAATAGGCTTAAGTGGGTCTTTCCATGTACTTACAGATAAGACAGAGTTTCTTAAAGTAGAATTTGGGAAAGTAGAGACTCCTGATGACATGTCTGTGTTAATATCTGTCGCACAGTCTTGTGAAAAAACCTTAGAAGAAGCAAAATGTAATCCGTGCAATGTTGCCCCTATGAAATGGAATACTGCAGATGTTAATTGTAAAAGACATTTTGTACCTATTGATTTCTATGTGCACTCTAAGGCTAGGTATAATGTTAATGACAGCACTATTTTTACAAATTTTGATGAAGGTATAATCAGAGTATCTTATAAAGGTTTGCCCCAAGATCAAAATGGGGACCCAGCTATCCCAGAAGAAGACTCTTGGCAAGAAGCTGCTATACATGAACTTGCTTGGAAAGTTGCAAGAAACATGTATCTTATGGATAAGTTTGATGAAAGAAAACTTAATAGAATAGAAAAAGATAGAGATTGGTATTTTGCTCAAGCTGTCAACAAAGCTAAAATGTTCAATAGGCCACAAAGAGAAGTATTCAAAGACAACTGGATAAAGACAATAAAAGACCTTTATCCAGAAGATATTAATATGCATTCTTTAGCAGATAGAGAATACAGAAACTGGCACGGAAGCTACACTTCATGAAAGCACAAGCACATTCATATGCGTCTGTAAACAAGGACTTTAGTGTTGAGTTATTTCCAAATAACTTGATATACCAGTTACGTAATGGTAGAATGACTACTGATGCAGAAATCGGTACTGAAGGAGGCGTCATTAATATTCGTGGGAACAAGTATAATTTTACTATCCCAGCAGGGAAGTATATTCTTAACTATACTACAATTGTTGAGACTGTCTATTTAATTACTACTGATTCTTTGACTGAAGAAGGTGGTACTGGGTATATCTATAAAGTTGTAATAAGTCCTAAAACACTTGTTAGTGTAATTACTCTTATTTATTCTAGTCCAGATTTACTTCTATCTGTTTACAGAACTGTACAATCACATGGAATAAGAGAAAACTCTACAAAAGAAAGGTTGTATTTCTCAGAGCATAAATCTGAAACAAGAAGTTTAAACCTTATAACAATACCTGTAGATGCCCCAATAGAATTTACACAGCTTCATCCAGATGCATCTTTTTCTGCACCGATAGTAGAACATATTTTTGAAGGTGGAGATTTAAGAAGAGGTGTTTATGAGTATGCGTTTTACCTTACAACTTATGACGGCAAAAAGAGTTTATTATCTGAAAATTCTGTGCCTATTTCTTTAATAGGTTCAGCTTTCAATGACGCTAAAGATTACAGCGATTCTAAAATAGTAGATGAATCCCCAAATAGTACAAATTTCGGCAACACTTTTTCAGCTTCAAAGTCTGTAAAAATATCAGTAGACGTATCTCAATACCCAAGTAATTTATATGACACTGTTACATTTGTGGCTATTTACAGCGGAGATAAATTTCTTCCCCCAGAGATAACAGCTATAGATACTGTTTCTCTTGTTAATAACAAAGCTACTTTTATTCATTCTGGTTTAGAATCTGAGGTTTTTCTTTCTTACAACGATTATGTAGATAACCGCTATCCTTTTTTTACAAATAAAACCTTTGCTGCAAAAGATCAAGTGTTATTAGCTGGTAATACACGTTCTGCGACACTGACTTTAGATTATAATGCATCAACAAACAGATATTTAAAAACAGGAGAAACTTATGAAGACTTTCATTTTAATCCTTATAACGATGAATCTGGAACTCACTTTACAACTCAACCAGATGGTACAATAGAAGATTGGCAAAATAATGACCAATATAAATATCAAAACCCTACAGAAAATAATGGCAATTATTATTTAGGGGGAACAGGAGATAATATTGACTATACTTTTGTCTTACATGAATTAGACAGTGGCTTAGTTGCTAACAAAATTTCTCATAGTGATACACAAATTATAAATGAAATAGTTTCTTTAGAGCAAGATTATCCTTCTGGGTATCTAAATAACTTTAATTCTCCTTATTTAAGATTCTTAAAAGGATATAAGCGTGGAGAAATATACCGTTTTGGAATTAGCTTTACTTCTAAAAAAGGAAACAAAAGTTTTGTAAAATATATTGGGGATATTAAAATGCCTGAACTTTCTGAGAGAGCAGGTTATGTTACTATTCCTGGAACTACCATAGATTATTTTCCTCTAGCTAGAACGACAGCATTTGTTTATAATGAACAGATACCTTTAAATGGTGGATTAGCTTTACAAGACATTGCACCTGGGTACACTTATCAACAGACTTTTTTTGGTGTAGTATATGGGGTTTATAATTTAGACTTTAACTATTTCCCTTATGATGTAGAAGGAATAGATGATGGACCTTCGCCTCCTGCTCAACTACATGTAGAAATAAGTATCAATGGGTTTCCTATAGTAAGTACAGAGATTTTTACATCAGTGGGCACTTCCCAAGGAACAGAGACCATACTTAACGGCATTCTTCTGCAACCAGGGGACGAAGTAGTAATTACGATATCCAATGACGTTGACTCTAATTCAACGGTAAGTTTATCGGGAAGCTCTGTATTTAATTTAACAGGCACAGGTAAAAAAAGCCATTTTTATTCTTTGGGTTTAGAATTCAATGTAAAAAACATACCAGATGGTTATGACTCTTATCAGATATGTGCGGTTCAAAGAGAAGATAGATTTAAGACACGTCTAGCACAAGGGTATGGTACAAAAAGTTTTGCTTTACAAAATGAGGATTATAGTATACCAACTAGATATGCAGCTGTAGGGAATCCTATATCACCTGTTAGTTTTTATGCTACTACTGATAGTCCTCCTGGATTGGCCTCTTTTACGAGGGATACCCAAAATGATTTTTCACGTAGAGACTTAATTCCTCTTTGTTTCCCAGAAGTAAGCTACGGCACAATGGACCTAAGCACTTTTGGAAACTGTTATCTTAGACCTATAGGTTTGTATAGTGAAATAGTAGTAAGAGATGGTTTTAATCCTGCAAGTACTACAGACTATTTTGTAAGAAATAGAGGAAATAATAGTGACAATGCTGACGATACATTACCAAGAAAAATACGTGGGAAGTTCCATAGTACAGTACCTTTCAATAGTATTGAGTTTTCAAAAGCTAAAGCATTTGAAAAGATTAAAGCCAGCGTAAAAAATCCGGGTACGTCTTATGCTGTCTTTACAGTAGGAGGCTATGAGTTTATAAATTATTTGTGGAATCATGACCAAGTAGACGGGAGTTTAGTTAATGGTTCAGGTCCATATGACATAAATTATGTCTCAAGATCTGGGACTAAACAGTTTGTACAATTAGAAAGAGGGAATCATGAGCTTTTATTTGGAGGTAAAAATTATGCAGGCGGATCGTCTTTATCTATGGTCATATTTGATTATACTAGATTATTACCTGAACATTATGGAGGCAACGGCATAGATGCCATTTCAAAAAATGTTTTTAAAGCTGTAACTAGGCCTATCTTCAAAACTGGCTATACAAAAGTTTTTGGAGGAGATACTTATATTTCTTTTTATGACTCTCTTTATGGCATGTGGGATATTGGGGAAGGTAATGATACTAGTTCGGGTAAAAAGAGTTATCTTATCAACACTGTAATTCCAGTAGAATCAGATATCAATATTGATATCTCTCATGGAAAAACTATGTCTCATGGAGCTTCAAGAGAAGCTACTAGTTACAAAGTTCAAGAAACAGGTAATGATGTTGTAAGTAATTATTTTGACTATGAAGATGCTTATTCTATTTTCTCTTTAGGCAGACCTCAGTTTAGCCAACCAATAAGATTCCTACCTGAAGAAGATGCCCCAACAAGAATCTATATATCTGACACTAAAATATATGGAGAACAAACAGATAGTTGGTCTAAATTTAGAATAAACTCTTACAAAGACCTTGAAACATCTTTTGGTTCTCTGACTAAACTTGTTAGTCTTAAGGATAATATTTTATTCCTTCAAGAAGAAGGCATGGGCTTATTATCTATTAATCCTAGAGCTGTTATTACAGCTTCAGATGGAATAGCTACTACGCTAGGAACTTCTGAAGGACTAGAAAGATATCAGTATGTCTCTACAAAAAGTGGAACAAAGCATCACTTATCTGTTGTAGTTTCAGATAACACACTATATTACTATGACGTAGTAAATAATCGTTGGATGTCTTTTACAGGGGGAGATAAAGGAGGTTTATCTTCTTTAGGTGAAGAAGCTGGATTTCAAAGTTTGTTCTTACAATACTTTGAAGATAATACTAACTTTCAGAATTTTGATAGACCTTATGTCGAAGGAGGTATAGTATCTCACTATGACTCTACTAATAAAGAAGTTTCTCTAACTTTTCATGGCTTACTATGCCCAGAACTTATAGATGTCAATGTTCCTCAAAATATCACCAATACTCATTTCTATGTAGAAGCTGGTGGAACTATGTATCAGGCTATTGGAGATTATTCAATAGATGCTAATTCTTATGGAGAAAAGCCATATGCAAACTTAGAAGACTATCAGAGTCTACTTATAACTGATCCAACAATACAGCAAGCTAACTCTATGACTTTAGCTTGGTCGGAGAAGAAAATGTCTTTTAATGATATCTATGACTACAAGCCTTTTATCTATGTAGGAGACAATAAGAACATGTTCTCTCCCGATCCTAGTAACCCAGAAAACTGTTATATTCATAACAAAGGTAATTATGGGGAGTTCTATAATGTAACCTATCCGTTCCAGATCTCGTTAATACTAAATGGAAACGATGATAAGCCGTTAAACAAAACCCTTGCATATACTGAATATAATGCAATAGTAAAAAAAGGCATTTCTCAGTTACAAGATAAGACTTTTGATACTGTAAGAGTTTATAACGATTATCAAGATTCTTCTGAAATATCTTTAAATGCATTGCCAGATAATTCAGAGCACGAAAGAAGGTTTAGAAAATGGAGGTTTAATATGCCTTCTGATATTACTTCTGGTGATTACATGAGAGGGCCTTGGTCTATTCTTACACTCACTTGTGATAATACACAGAACTACTCTTTAGCATTGCAGACTTTAATTAATTACTACGAAACACATGAGTACTAAAAAGAAAAAACCCATATCTTATACGTATAGAAAACTAGGGAATTCTCCTCAGTCTCAAGCTCATAGTGTTGGAGGAGTTATGAAAGACCTTGGGAATATATTTATAGAATCTGTCATGTCACCTATTGAAGGATTTACAGGGAAAAACATATACAAACCGAAATATGAAAATCACGTATTAGGGCAGGTAGCCAAAGGCGCTTCAGCTGTAGGAGCAATAGGTACAGATCTCGCAGGAAGTTACTTTATTCCTGGCTATGGATTAGCAAAAGCAGCTGTGCAATCTCAGACAGCTGACCCAGAATCTTTTTATGATACTAAACAAGTTAGAGGGGCAGACGGAATTTATCACCAAGAATATAATATTAAACCTGAAGATAAATGGGCAGAAGGAGCCAAAAAAGTTGGTTCAATAGCAGGAGATGTCATGTCTATGACAGGAACTACTGCTGCAGGAGCAGCAACAAAAGCAGCAGCAGCAGCAGCAGCAGAAAAAGCAGCAACAACAGCAGCAGCAACAGCAAAAGCAACAACAGCAGGAGCAAAAATAGCAGGAGCAGCAACAAAAGTAGGGAAAGCAGCAGCAACAGCAGAAGGATTAGCAAACCTAAAAACAAACATAGCAGGATTAGGAAACCAAAAAGTTAATACTGAAGGAAACTCAAGTCCTCTTACAAATTCTATGGTTCAACCAACAAATTCTATGGTTCAGCCAGGAAGTTTTGGAACGGGGGCAATTGAATTCGGTGACGCTTATGGTGTCCCTCAAAGCGGATTTGCATATGGAGGACAATTAAAATACGGACTATTACATCCTTCAAGCACTCTATTAAATCCTTCAAACCCTTTAGCATATGGAGGACAGATAAACTACGGACCACTAGGGCCATTAAACCCTTTAGCATATGGTGGTAGAATACCTTTAGCATATGGTGGTGAGAAAAAGGAAAAGAAACAAAAGCAAAAGAAAACTTCTGCAGACCCTACGGCATTTAAAGTAAATCATCCAGGTATTGATGTTGTTGGTCAAAGACCAGAGTCAAATATAGACTGGACTTTCATACAAGCCAGGGAAGGTTTTGAATTACAAGGGTATGTCCCAGATAAAGAAAATTCTAATTCTGGTGTGACAATTGCTTCTGGTTATGATCTTGGGTCAAAAGGAGAAAAAGAGCTTGTTGGGCTACCTCCTGAACTAATTAAAAAACTTATTCCCTATTTAGGGCTTAAAAAAGAGGAGGCTGATAAAGTAGCTAGAAATCTTACAATTTCAAAACCAGAAGCTTTGCTTTTAAATGAGCATGCTAAAAGTCAAGAGGGCTATCGTCTAATGAATAATTATCAAGAAGCAACTGGGAGATCTTTCCAGGACCTTCCTATGAATAAAGCAACAGCAGTAGCTTCTATAGCTTTTCAACATGGAGACCTTACTACAGCAGCCCCTAAGTTCTGGGGCCAAGTCATAAGAGATGATTGGCAAGGAGCGTATGATAATATTCTAGATTGGGATGGAACTGGGAAAGATTCTAAACACCAACCAAGAAGAAGGAAAGAAGCAACCTACCTAAACCCTAACGAAGAGTATGGTAAAAACCCATCTAAAGCAAGGGACTTTTATGAAAACAGCAAAAGAAAGTTAGGCCTAGCTTATGGGGGAGAAATAGATCCTCTAACAAACCAAAACTTTGGATATGGTGGAAGAGTACCTTACAGTCCAGGGGGAGATTTACAGGAAGTCAATGCAGGAGGCTCACATGAAGAAAACCCAATGGGGGGTGTTCCTGTAGGACCTAATGCTAGTGTAGAACAAGGAGAGACTATAAAAGGAAATTTTGTTTTTTCTGATAGAATAAAAGTTACTGCAAAAATTACAGAAGAATTTGCTTTGCCTAAAAACTACGTAGGCAAGACTTATGCTGATGCTTCAAAGATTTCAGAAAAATATAACAAGCATAACGACCATATTGATGCAACTACTTCTGAACTAATTACTGCTAGGCTAACAGAAGCTCAAGAAGCTTATAAAGAAATACATATGCCACAACCTCAAGGGCAACCTGGGGGAATGCCTCAAACAGCTCAGTTTGCATATGGAGGCCGTATACCTATGTCTGAAGGAGGTTCAATGTTTCCTCTTCCAAAAAAGTACAGAGCCGTTTCAAATCCTTCTGTATCAAAAAGATTGTTTATTGCTCTTCAAGCTCTCCCAGACTATGAGGGCTATAAAGATGATTGGACAATTACAGGCCTTACAAGAGATGCTGCTGTAAATGCAGAAGTTGGAGGAAAAGAAAATACAAAACATTTTGAGGGGCATGGAATGGATGTAAGTTCAAAAGAAGACTCCATAGGATTTATAGCTTGGTTAAAAACTGCCCCAGGTAAAAAATGGAAAGAAGACTTTCATGTCACTCAACTAGATGAGAGGAAAAAGAAAGACGCACCTCATTGGCATTTCCAAGTAAACAAAGATGCAGACCGTTCCAAAATTTTAAAATACTCTCAATATGAACAACAGTACGAGGAAAATAAAAATTCAGATGGGATGATAAATTATAAGACTTTTGAAAGTGGGAAAAGTAAAACTGCTTCCTCTTCTCTTAAACAAGAAAAAGACCTTATTGAATACATAATGGAAACAGGGGTATCTGAAGAAACTGCTAGAAATGTTATAAAAAATAGTGATAGAGATTTGTTAGAACTTTTTAACAAATACCCAGATGCAGCCGATGTAGAAATTGAAAGAGGTACTGTAATTGATTATTATGCAGAACAAGAAAGAAATGCTAGTGACGTAGAAACTCAAACAAATACTCGTGAACAATCTACAACTACAGCACCTACAAATACAGGTAGTTCAGAAGCTTCTGCAACTCCATCCCCAGTAGAGTCCGGTTCCGGCCTAATAGGGTATAGAAACACTTTATATTCACAAGCATTTGAACACTTGGAAAATATCTATGGTACTGACGTAGCCAAACAAATGATGAAGGAATATGGACAAGAACTCTCTGGTGAGTTGGGAAAGGCAATCAATTCTGGAGGCCCTAATAACCCTGCAAATTATGAAGATTTTGGTGATTTAGTAATTAGTCTAAGTCCTTATCCTAGTGATCCAAAGGAACAGGCCCCAAGTATACCTTCATTAAAAGTAGCAAGTGATCCAAATGAACAGCCCCTAGGAAAAGGAGTAGAGGCTCCAATACCTCTTCCCCCCAAAAAAGAGGCTCCCGGAGAGCCCTCTGGATACGACTATATTCAAGGAGACATGAACGTAGATAATAAGGTTGATCATCTTGATACTCGTAATTCAGATGGTACAGGAAGATGGGAACCTCATGTTCCTGGAAAGAGCAGAGGGGAAATTGCTCAAAGAGCAAAGGATGAAAGTGCTCGTAGGCAAATGGAACAGGATGCACTTGATGCACTTGGAGAACAAGGAAACCCTAGTTGGAAGTCTTACTTAGAGTATGCTCCAGTAGCTTATAACATTGCAAGAGGTTTAAGTAAACCTGCTAGTTTAGATAAAAATGATTATACTTACAGTTCAAATGTAAAACCTTTTTCAACAAGTATAGAACCAGAATTGAGAGATTACCGTAATTCATATGCTAGTGCATTAGACACAGCAGCAGGAGCAACCTCTGATGCTGGTAGTTTATTAAGCAGTTTAGGTACTTACCAAGGAGTTTATAACTCTTCTGTTGGCCAAGCTTACACTGCTAAAAGAAATGAAGACGCAAGAAATATGTTAGCTTCTCAAGCTTCTCAAGATCAAGCTGCACAATTTAACTCTAAAATGAAATATACCGTAGATGATTGGAATCAGAACTCTATTGATGCTACTAGAAATCATCTTGGGGCTGCTGCTACACAACTTGGTCAAATAGGAGCTAATGAAAACACTAGAGCTTTATATGATGAATACGGAAGACTTGTAAGCCCAGATGTTACTTGGCCTCGAGCAACAGGAGCTAATGAAAACACTAGAGCTTTATATGATGAATACGGAAGACTTGTAAGCCCAGGTAAGCGTCGGCATCGAGCTTTTGGTGGGTACTTCTATGAGTCTAAAAATACATAATTATGCCAGGTCCTAATTCCCAACCTTCTACTTATGAGTACAAACCTTTAGACTATAAAACTGGTCTAGAGCTTCGTATGTCTCTTCAAAATAAAATTGATACAACAAAACAAAATGTCAAAGATGAAGAATTAAAAGCTTTAGAGGAAGTCCCAAAAAGTTTCTTAGACCCTACAGCAACAGAAGGTGAACAGCAAAGAATCTTAAATGATTACAAAGGAATAGCGGATCAAATAACTGATCAATATTCTTTGGAGGGAGTCACACAAAAAATACATGCTATGAAAAAAAGCTTGTATGCTAACCCTGATAGAAATTATCTTGAAAATGCGGTAAAAGGAGAAGAAGTTGTTAGACTTTGGCAAGCACAAAACCCAAATGGGTACAGTCCTTTAGATAAAATGACTATTGCTGAAAGAAAAGAAGCAGGTGTGAGCAATAAAGATTGGGTGAATGACAGAGTTGCAACTGTAGATATCAACAATGAAGCTTATACTATACATAGCAAAATACCTGAGTTTATGCAAAATGTATCCCGAGGTGATTACACTGAAGCACAAGTCACTACTGCTATATACGATCAGTATACAGCATATAAACTAGATGCACAAAAAGCTCAAGAACAAGGAGACTTAGGAAAATTAAATGCTATAACCGCAGCGTATAATGCAGAACTCAACGGACAGGATTATGAACCTGTAGGGGATATGCAAATAATTCGTAAAAGCTTTATGCAATGGTTAGAAAATAATGTAGAAAACGGAGCTACAGATGTGGGAAAGTTTTTCCAACTGCAGGAAAAATATGGAGAAATTCCAAAAGGAACAAGTAAGAAAAATTACACTTCTGCTATGATGGAAGCTTTAGATGCATTAGGAAGAACCACCTCTACTTTAGAACTTTCAGAAGAGGGTAAAAAGAAAGCAGCAAAGGAAAAAGCAGAAGAAGATTCAGGTGTTACTATTCTCGGAGGAGAGGGAAACACTAATTTGCTGTATAGACAAACTATAAAACAACTCCAAGCTACTGAAGCTGATGATAATGCTCCCCCTGCTGAAAAAAGAGTAGCTATAGAACAACTTGATAAAGTAAACGCAATTGTAGAAAATCTTAACAAAAGTAATTTCTTTGAAGGTATTAAAAATCCTAAAGTTAAAGAGGAGTTTATTGATGTAATACTTGCTAATCCAGATGTAACTGAAATGACAAAATTTTGGGAAGCACTTTCAAGCTATGCTGGTCAAGATTTAGTAGATGCATTTGAAGGTTCAGCATATTTAGAAGCTAGAAATAGAAACCCTCTTTTAAGAGCTATTTTAGATACTCCTTATAGGGATCGTGAAGGAATTCTTTCTTATACTCGTGATAATTTCTTAGCTATGTTTCTAGGGATACCTGCTAAGTCTGGAGCTAAAGATGCAGATCCCGCTATAGGTTTAGACGGAGCTTTAAACAGAATTATTATCGCAACTAAAGCACCAAATGATGCAAGACGTATGCTTATGGCGTATGGAACCAGTGTAGCAGCTGGACATGCTGATACAGCTGAAAAATTAAAACTTATAAAGAAGTATCAAGAGTTACCTTCTGAAGAGAGGGCTAAAGCATCTACAATAACAAGTACTCCTAGAATCTTTAGAATGTCTTTTGCTGAAAAAGCCGAAGCAAAACGAGAGCTTCTACTAGCAGAAATAAAAATGAGCAGCGCAATATTTATAACAACTGTAGATGGTGACAAAAGACAAAAAGCTCCAATTGATCCAGAAGAATCTCACGCTTTAGCTGGCCTTATTATGAAAGCAAATTTAAAAGCAGCTAATTTTTATATTGCTAATGAAGATAGTGGACCAACATTTAATTTAGAAATTCTTAATAAGGATCTTTTTGAATTATTAGATGGAAACAAGGCAGATAAGGATCAATTTTTAATGAAAGCTTTCAAACTTTCTGAAGACAATTTATCTGGGCAAACAGAAATATCTTTTGCGCTTAAATCTGATTCTGCTATGCTCGAAACGTATTTTGGAAATAGTCAAGATCCGGAAATGCAAAATGTATATGAAAACATGATGTATAATAATGCTGCTAATAGCACTATTAACCAAGTACATTATACTGGGGATGATGCAATAGATAACAACTATAATCTTAATATACAAAATAGTATGGCAACTGCTTCTCAAAGGTTAGGCAAAGAAGTAGGGTACTCTAAAAATATTAAAGTTGGGGATAGATCTCTTGGAGAAGAGACTAATATACACCTGGAAGAAAAAACAGTTCTTGGGGCATCTGGGGTAAAAGATTTCCACGGTACAGTCATAAGACTAGACGGAGAAGCAGTGACAGTAGGGCAACATTTCAATAGAACTGAACCTCTTTTATTAAAAGCCACTACTACAGAAGAATTAAATGCAGTAGCGCCTGAATTTATGAGTATGGCTACACAACTAATGAAGTTTTTGCCAGAGGAAAGAGAAAAAAGAGAATTAGTAGAAGACTTAATTAAGTTCAAACAAAAACTAAAAAACTTTAGCGACCCTGGTTCAGCTTTAGATATTGAAAAGTTAAAGACTTATTATGATATTGTAGCAAAATTAAGAAAGTCCGTGGAATCTTCTAATATATCTCAAAAAGAATATATCTTTGGTAATTCTAAAGATGTTGCTTTCTACTTATCTGATTTATACGACACCGATTAATATATGCGGGACTTAGAAAAAATGATATCTAGTTTTGATGAACTAGAACCGCTTGAAAAAAAGTATACAGGTTCCCCCTCTTCAAAGAAAACTCCAGGAGAGGAAGAGGAAGAAGATGCTCCAAAAGTAAAAGAAAACCCTTTAGCTTTACTTTCTAGGTTAAAAAGAGAAGACCCTATAAGAGGAGAAATGGATCTTAGTAGTCTTCAAGGTTTTTCTAAGGGCCCAGAAGAAAGAGTAGGAAATGTCCTTGCTCCAAATGCAGATCCTTTTGAAGTAGCTGCTAGATCACAAAGCCTTGGGGATAAGTGGTTTAATGGTATAACTAAAGCTGTTTTCAATACTGGTGTAACTTTAACTGGGTCTTTAGCAGCTATTCCACAAACAGTTTTTTACGGTTTAACTAATATTGCACAAGATACTCCTAAATATTTTGATGCATTATTTAACAGCGAAGGTGCTACAGATCTTACAAATAATCTGGAAAAAGTAGCAAAGGAAACAATGTCTAGTTTTGTAGATGATATAAAAAATAACCCTATTGACACTTATACAGATAAGTTAACTGAAGGTATGCAACAAGGTCTTCCTAATTTGAAGACTAGAAGAGAAAGTGAAAATAGTCTTTGGCAATCTTTAGGAACTGCAAATTTTTGGGCAGATGATTTTGCTAATGGAGCTTCTTTTATTGCAGGAGTAATACTTTCTGAAATGGCTTTAAGTGCAATAACTGCTGTTACTTTGGGTGCTGGTGCACCTGCTCAAGCAATAGCAACTGCAAATTTTTTAAGAAAAAGCAAAAATATTTTTAGGTCTGCTAAGAAAATGGAAGCAGTTACAGAGACTGCAAAGTTGATGCGTACTGCTAACAATTTGAATTACAGAGGGAGAATAATGAGGCAAATTGTTTCAGGTTCTTTCTACGAAGCTTCCTTTGAAGCTAGGCATGCACAAAATGAAATGTTGAAAGCAGCTGTAGAAGAAGCGCAACTTGAAAATCCTGGAGCTACAGAAAAAGATATTGACAAGGAAACTTTAAAAAACATCAGAGATGCATCTAATGTTCTTTGGGCTGGAAACGTAGCACTAGTTAGTTTCTCTAACTTTACTGCTTTTGGTAAGACTTTTAAACTTGAAGGGCGTACTGCAGAAAGAGCCATTCAAAGAAAACTAATTGAAGAAGGAAAAGATAAAACTTGGAAACAAGTTGAAAAAAGCACTTTAGAAAAAGTGGGCTTAATAGGAAAGACTTGGACTAAAGGAGCTATCGCAGAAGGTTTTATTGAAGAAGGTGGACAGAGTTTGATGGCTACTATGGCTGCTAACTATGTAGACCAAGCAAGAGACCCAGAGTATCTTGTAAAACCCTATGATATCATAGGGGAGTTTGCAAAAGCTTTCCAAGAAAAAAGGGGTGACCCAGAATTTCACAAAGAAATTTTTATAGGTTCTCTATTAGGTATGTTTGGGGGAGTTTTCTCTAGTCCAAAAAATGCTTTAAAAGATAATCTCTTTACTCAAAGTGCAGATATTTGGAAAAACAGAAATCCAAAAATAGCAAGACAACTTGAAATTCTTAATAATACTAATGCTAATGAAGTCAACAGAGCATCAATAAAAGCTAATGCAAGGCATACTTATCTTTCTAACAAAGCGTCAGAGCAATTAGCAGAAGGGGACCAATTTGGTTATCATGAGACCTCTGGTATGATGGATTTCAATTATTACTATACTCGGTATCAAATGGGTATGGATTCTGAAATAGCAAAAGATTTTGAAGACATAGGAAAACTCTCTGTTGAAGAGTTTAAACAAGAGTATCTTGCAGAAGAGACAGAATTAACAGAAGATGAAATAAGAGAAAAACAAAAAAGCTCCGTAGAAACTTCTTTGTTAAAAGCAGAGAGTTTTAAAAATGCTATAGAAACTATGGAAGATTTCTTTCCTGGGGAAGATAACTATCTAAAAGAAGGAGCTGCGTATCTTTTTTATAATCAAATAGATACTTATAGAAGAGAAAGTAATATGTCTAGAGATATTCTAAATGCTATTCCGGAAGCAGGGGAAGAAGTTTTAGAATCTATGTTAAAAGGCCTTCCTATCCAAGAAATGGAAAAGGAGCATGCAGAAGTAGTTAAAAAAATCAGGAGGTACCAGAAAGAAATGCTACGAGTAACTCGTGCAAGAAATAAGAAAACAGGGGTCCCTTTAAATAAAACTTCTAAGGCAACCCCTCTTTATGAAGCTTCGCAAAAAGAAAAAGAATTGCATGCTGAGTTAATAGAAGAGCTAAAGCAAGACGAATCTTTTTTAGAGTTGCTGAAAAATCATTCAGTGACTAAAAACATGTCTTCTGAGGAAGTTGTGGATTCTATTTTAGATCAATTATATATACAAGATTCTATTGAACATAAGACTACTTTAAGTCTTACAAAGAGGGGAGATATTGTACGTATGGTCAATGATCTTTTTGCTGTTAGAAGCAAGAAGAAATTACTTGATGCTTTTGTAAATGGTTTAGCTTCTAAAGATGGGAATTTATTTAAGAAAAGTCCTAGGCTACAAGAATTTAAAAGTCTTATAGGTAAAAGAAGGGATAAAACTGACCGTTACTTACAAGACTACTTTTTACAAAGAGCTGAAAACTCTGAAGCACTTTTAGATTCTGATCTTGCAGGGCTTGACCCTGCTTTAATACGTGCAGGAAGGCTTACTGCATCAAAAGCAGGACTTGTAAATAGAATAGGAGAACCTCTTTCTGAAGAAAATATAGATCCGGAATTAAAAGAAAAAGGCCCAATAAATGAATTAGAGCAAAGAAGTGCTCAAGCTTTCACTCTTGATTATTTAGAAGCAATTACAAGTCTTATTAGATCTGCACAAAACCTTGATTCGGATGAGGCGAAAAAAACAGAGGAAGAAAAAACTGTAAGTGAATTAGCTGAAAAAAATAAAAAAACAAATCCTCCTAGTAGTGCAGGAGATCCTAAAGAAGCAGATTTCAATAGCGAAGAAGAAATGTCTAATTTTGATTTTGATCCTGTTATGGGAGCAAAAACAATTCTTCGTAATGCCAGCACTTTTGAAAGGGCTAGTATGAAGATAGACAATATTTTTGTCTTAGATGAAAATAGAGATCCTATTGATTTAAAAGAAAAGTTTAAAGAGGGTACTCCAGGATGGCAAGAAAACAGAAATAAAAGTAAGGAGTTTATTTTCTACCGTGCTTTATATTCAATTTTTGAATTACAACAAGGTAATGCAACAGACCATGATCTTACAGATTCCAAAGGAAATAGAATTAAAGATTTAAAAGAAATTTTTTTTAGAACCCATGCTACTCCTGCTGAAGACATGTCTCCAGAACAAGTGGATGAACTCTTTATAAATCCATTTGAAGAAGAAGAAGAACTCGAAGAAACTGAAGAGGTTGAAGAAACTGAAGAGGTTGAATTAACCCCAGAAGAAAAGACTAAAAAGAATAAAATTGTTGTTGAAAAGGCAAATAAAATTCTTATCCCAAAAAAGAAGCTTGTTGATAAGGAGCTTGCTAAGATTAAAAAAGGTCTAAAAAAGGGAGACACTATTACTGTTTTCAATGTACGTAAAGATGAAAATGATAATTCCGTATTTGTAGAAGAAGTCGTTGAAATTCTAGAATACTTCCTGCCTAAAGAATTAGGAGGAGAGCCTACTTATGAAAATCGTTTTAAAGGGACAACAGAGGAAAGTGGTTTTGCATCCGCAAGTGAATTAGAAGATCACTTAACAAAAGCTTGGGAGGATTATGCTGAAGCTCTTGCAGATCAAATTGAGAAGGAAGAAACTAGTAAAAAACCTTTACAAGTTAAGACAAATAGAATAAAGAAACAAAGAATAAAAGATCCTATTGTTTTAAGATTAGAAACCAAAGATGGTAAACCTGTATTAGTAAACGGTCAGCAAGTTACTTCTTGGATGCCAGAAGCTAGTTTTACTACAAAGACACCTGGAGAGCCTACATATTTAAGATTTAATGTAAAGAAGTACTTTGCAAATAGAATGATTCCTTTTAGTTCAGCAGATCTTGTAGATGAAGATGGACTTGATAACTTAGACCGAAGGATTGAAGAAGCCACTAAAAAAGACATTGTTCTTTTTGAGTTGAAAAAAGTTTTAAAAGCTTATAGGAATAAGAGAGAAAGCGCAAGAACTAAACAGCTGGAGTATCCCGCAGTATCTTTTGTGCTTAATCCTGGTAAACTAAGAAACAGAGATATTAATTCTCGTACTGAACTTCTTGACATTTTTGGAGGTTCAATGGAAGAACTGCAAAAAGGTATCAATGATGGAAGAGTTCATCTTCAATTTGTTGAGGGCCAAAAAAACAGTGTTGATGATACACTCATTAATAAAGAATATTTCTTTAGTAATTCTGATAAAGTTATAGGAGGACAAATAGCAGGATGGGCTGGGCAAGTTCATATTATAATCGATGGAATCTCTTATAAAATAGCTCCAAAAGAAATAGATGAAAGTGGTCGTAAAGATCTTTTTAATGTTATTGCAGCTGCAAATTCTGCTCTTGACTTAAGACTTAGAAAAGGAGCAGCAGAAAAACAAGAAGCCGCAAAAAAAAGAAGGGATAAAAGGAAAGATAAAAATAAAAAGGGGAAGAAGTCTTATTTCGCAAAAGATAAGGAAGACGAAAACTTTGAAGAAGTTTCAGAAGAATTAATTGAAGCGTTAGGTTTCCCTGAAGAAGTTATACTTCCTACAATTTCTAGGAAAAAAGGTGTTGTTAAACCTGGTAAAGTTACAATTTCAGATCACATCCGTGATATTGCAGGGATAACAATGGGTAATTTTAAAGATATGAGAGTCTATGTAGGAGATACTATGTTGACTGAAGAGCAAATAGAAGACGAAGACGTCAGTTTAAAGGATGCTTATTTAAGTTTAAAGCCTGAAATTGTAAGTGCTATTGAAGAAAGAAACCTAGTTTACCTTACTACTAATCATTTACATAAACGTTTAAGGAGAATATACACAGACAGTTATTACTCAAAGCATTACATTTTTCACTATAGAGACCCAGATACTGGAAAATATACTCAAACTAGTTTTGCAGATTTAGTGCATAAAGGAAAAGACGGAAGTTTCACTCATGAAGACAAGCTACTTGAAAAGGTTCTTTCTGGTGCTAGGTATAGAATTCCAATTGATAAAAAGAAAGGTATACACAGTGTCGTAAATAAAATGGGCGCTTATGACCGAGCAGAAGGAGCTTTCCAAGAAGAAGAAGTTCCACTTATGGACCACTTATTTGGAGGAGAAAATACAAAAGCAGATATAGTAGGAACTCCAGAACCTTTTCAAAAAGAGAAGCCTAGTATAGACGATAGAATTACTTCTATGCAAATCCTTTCACCTTCAATACAATTATCTGCAGAAGGGACCATTGACCTTGGGCAAAAGAAAACTTCAAAAGATGACTCTGAAGATGATTCTGAAGATGATTCTGAAAATGAAGCTTTCAGTTTTGCAGACCCAGAGGCTGAAGAAAATGAAGAAACTACAGATGATATAGTTGAAAAAGAACCTGTTAAAAAAACAGCAAGAGGAAAGGGATTAAATATTCAAGCTGAAGAAGTAGTTCTTGAAGAAGAATCAAAAGGAAGACAAGTTAGAAAAAGACTTTCAAAAGAAGATGTAGAAAGAGTAAAAGATGGTAAAAAGCCAATATTTAGACTTTCAGAGGTAAGAGGTATTGATAATGTTCAAATACAGGCCATGATTCAATCAGGAGAAATTACTTTTACAGGTAAAGATAAAAAACCTTGTGCTAAAATGGGTATGAAGTCTGATAAATTTACTAAAGGTGGTTCTTGGGAAATGATTAAAGAGTTTAAAGGTGCTTCACATGAACGTGGAGGTATTGATATTGAAATAGGTAATAGTGGTATTAAGATGTCTGGAAAACAAGGTAAGTTTGAAGCTAAACATGGACTTGTGATTAATAAAAAATCTTTAAGATGAAACAAGTAGAAGTAGAAGGCGGTGAAATTTCTTTAAAAAACTCACACGGTGATATAGTCATTATCCCAAAGAATAAAGCTAATTGGGTTAAACAAAAACTATCTGAAGGCTGTCATGTCTGTATAGATAGTTTAGTTGAGTCTCTACCAAGCATGAAAGACTATGCAGAAGATGGTACAGTTATACCAAAGGATAAAAAAGTTACTCAACAGAAGGAATATGATAGCGGTAATTTAACTACTTATGATGAAAATACGGATATTTATACTAGGGTTAAACCGTTAGAAGAGTTTACTATTACGGCAGAAGCTCCTCAATGG